ATGAAGGCTGGCAGGGAGTGGGACGAGTTCGACCGTCTCACTTGGTGGCTGTCCTACTATCAGTGGCTGGAGCCAATGATCTATCATCCGGGGCGATGGGCGATCATGCCCGACAGTCCTGGCGCGCCTTCCCAGCTCAACGATGGACTGCTGAACGACTGGCCATTCGGGCCGTCACGGGGAGCGCCGGTGTGGCACATGGACGGGTCAATCGAACGACTAGCTCGACTATGCGAGCGCTTTCCGCGTGTCTGCATCGGATGGATAGGCGACCCGAAGAAAGAGCCGGTTGGGTGCGACGCCTACCGCCGCAAGATGGACGAAGTGGCGTCCTTGATGGGCAATACCTGGCACCCGCTCCACATGCTCCGGGGAACTGCGGTCGCGTTCGACTATCCTTTCGTCAGCGCGGACAGCACCTCACTCGCGCAGAACGGGCATCGCTACGACTGGCAGGACAATCAATGGTGCCTGATCAGCGGCCCGCCTCGCAAGTGGAAGGGCAGGACAGGCTATGCCGATCGATTGGAAGGAGGCCGCAATGAAAGCGGTTCGTCGCTCTATGTGCCAGTTGCGGCTTGAACGCATCATGGCGCGCAGGCTCAACAGCATGGATCAGATGCTTGGCTTTGGGCTGGGCTACGGCAATTCGATCCGGGTTGTCGGTGATCGTGCTTCCCTTCCCCCTATCCCCCGCGAAAGGCCCGGAGCATGAGTGAGAAGATCATTCTGAACGTGGACCAGCGAGACAATGCCATGCTGGCCCTGCGCGCTGCAACCTATCTGCTCGAGCATCCCGAGAAGGCCGACGCCGTGCTGGACTATGGCGATGGACACGCCGCCATGTGGGCGAGGCGGGGAAAGCGCTCCATCATAGTCTATGAGCAGCACTCCGCTTCCAACTCCCCCCTCAACCCGATGGAGGCCGGACGTGGGTGAGATAGCGAAAGCCATAGCGCACGCAACCCGCTGGAATACGCACTGCGAGGCAGAACTGCCGAGGTTGAGCCAGTGCGACAAGGTGCCATGCCCCATGCGCGAGAGATGCGTTGAGGCAAGACTTCAGCGGGAAGGAGACGGCGAGTGAGCGAGATGTTGGAGCTGGCGGAGAGGGTAGAAGCGCTGACGGGGCCGAACTACGCCGTTGAGGTCGAGATATTCAAAGCGCTTCACCCTGAGTATGCCGACTACGTTCAAGGGCGCGGCGGGCTGGTGCATCGGTTCGATGGATCGGATCAACGCGTTTTGAGCGATATACGTCCCGGCAATTACACGGCTTCGCTTGATAGTGCTATGAGGCTGGTGCCGGACGGCCTGAAATTCGAGGTAACGACGACAGGTTATAAACCCGGCGCAACAGTGTGCGGGAACAGCCTTACTGGCGTTCATGAAGGCAGCTATGCCGCCACACCAGCCCTAGCCCTCTGCGCCGCCGCCCTCCGCGCCCGCCACCATCTGGAGAGCAGCGATGCACAAGGTTGATGAGGTAATCGAGAGGCTGCGGAACCGCCCGCACGATGCGCCGATGGAAAGCGAGTATCTCATGGAGGATGCCGCCGACCTTCTCGCCTCTATGAAGGAGGCGCTGGAGCCGTTTGCGAAGGTGGCCTACGATATCATCACGAACCGGGGCGACGATGAAGTGATAGATGATACGCTTGCCGCCGACCGCTTGACTTGGGGCCATCTTCGCCGCGCCCGCAACGCCCTCAATGGAGAGAAGAATGGTTGAGCCAGACGAAGCGCTCGCCTTCGAGCAATGGTGGCCGCATCACGAAAGCCGAACCCGCAAGACCGCTTTGAAGGCGCTTCTTTCCGGCGACGCCCTTGATCCCGTCAGCCTGGAATTTGAGGACATCAAGGCGATCGTGGAAGCCGGACGCCGTGAGGGACTTAGGCAGGCGGCGGATGTGGCGCGGGAGAGAGCGGAGAAAGCCATTGCCCGTCCGTTCGATCCCGAGCAAGGCGACACGCCAGAGAACCGCAGCTTTGATCAGGCGTGGAAGCAAGGCTCATACAACGCTCTGCATTGCGCCGCCAACGCAATCACCGCGCTTATGGGAGACGAGGGGTGAAGAGCAGAACCGTTATCGAGTTTTACGCAACCAGAAAGGTTGGCGTTGCCGCTTCTTTCCTCATTAGGGTCGAAACTGACGCGCCAGTTCCACCGGATGGTGCTTTGATCAACATCAAGGGCGAGGATTATCTGGTGCTTTCCACCAATTACTCGATTGATCAGCCCGGAGAACCATTCCCCGAGGTTGTCTATCGCCGGAACGTCTTCATGCGCCTCGACGACGCGGAGTAGCGGGGATTCACAACCCTCTACCAGGATGGTATAAGGGGGATGACGCGGCGGCGCTGATGGAAGCGTGCTGCTGCCGGCCTGATCAGCCGGAGCCTAGACTGAGACGAGGATGAAACGATGGCCTCGGTGCGTCAGTAGTCTGTATCAAGCCAGACCCGCGTCGCCCCTTGACCGACTCAGGAACAATGCGCGAACAGAGGGTCATGGATGACGAGACACGACGCGCTAACGAGCAGCTTATAGGCGACTTCTTCCACCAGTCCCGATCCGATGCGAGGGCGAGGAAGAAAGGGCTACCGAAGGGCGAGCCTCCGGTAAGCCATCGTCATGGGACAGATTGGTGGAACTACATCGAAGGCGGGAAGAAGCGCCGCTAGCCAAGCCATAGCGTGATAGCACCTGCGAGCAGATACCAACTCAGGATGGTGCCGCCAGCGATGTAGCCCAGCTTGGCGCGCGGGGGCATAGTTAGACCGTCAGGTCCGGCCTCATCAGCGCTTCAAACATGGCGTTGGCATAGTCGCCATATCCCTGCGTCGATGGGTGGACGGACGCCGCATCCGACAGCATTCCCAGCGTCACATTCTCTGCTGACGAGGTGTCGCCAGTCATGCCCCAGCGATCAGCGATGGAGAGGTGCGCGACATGATCCGTGTCGGAAGCAATGCGCCGGCAGGCCTGATGATAGGCGTAATAAGCCTGCCCGCCAGACGGAACGGTGACACCACCAGAGGGGGGGAGCGCCGTGTTGACCAGCAGCGTGCAACCGCCAAGTGCCGCAATGTTGGCGACCGCCTCACGCAGACGCGCCTCATAATAGTCAGGGGTCGTATAGACAGGCCCGATCGCCTCGCCTCCAGTCCCGCCGCCCATCAAGGTCTGCTGAAGTGTACCGTCATTCTGGCCCAGAGAAATGATGGTCAGCGCCTCATTCCACGCGCCAAACTGCGCCGCGAGCCGAGAGCGGATATAGGCATTGCTGGTCGCTGCGTTGTTGCGCGAGCTTTCCCCGACGCCGAGGTAATCCGCGATGGTCCAGCCGGCGCGACCCCAACGGCTGACCGTGACGCCCTGGTTGTTGTGGTAGCGGATCGCGGTGATGTGCTGCGAATTAGTCGCGCTGATCCCTGCCAGGGTGATCGTGTGCGTGGTATTGGCAAGGCCGGTGATCGACAGCACCTTGTAGCCTTTCGTCGCGCCGGTATTGTTGCCGGACGCAAGGCCCTGCGTAACTGTGCCTCCGTCCACCTGATAGGTGAAGCCGCCGTTCAGCGTTCCATCCGCCGTGTCGCCGCCAAAGTAGAGAATGTCCACGGCAGTGCAGGCGGGCGTGGTGAACGTCACTGGCCTATCGCTGCGGATGCGGCCTCCCCATAGGCATGGACCGATCGTGAGGTCCGCAGTCACCCCGGCGTCACGGGCAACGCGGCTGTCGGTGCCAGAGTAGAAGGGGGTTATAGCGCCACCGCCGAGCGTGCCGTACCGAGCGGCGAAGAGTGCCCGAAGCTGCCCTGGCCAGCCGCGCGCATCAGCTATCGTGTTGGTCGTAACGCTGCTGGGATTTTCGGTGCCCACGCCCTGGGTGATGCTGTCGCCATGGCAGCCGATATGGACCGGCGCATAGAGGGCGTTGCCCAGCTTGGCGCGGAAGCGTCGCAGGCCACGCGGGTTGTAGAGGCGATAGCTCCTTGCGGTGAGTGGCGTGGAGTTGCCGGAGATATCGTAGGTCACGCCATTATCGAGCGCGGTGATCGTCAAAATTTGGTCGGTATCAAACGGACCAAAAGTCGATGACCGATTATAGGTTTGGGTGACGCTGTTGAGCGTCACAGAGTATTTCAGGCCGGTGATTGAAACCACGCTGCCGGCAGCGAAGCTGACGGGAACGAAAGAGCTATTTGCTACGGCAACCATTATTTGTCCCCCTTGAGAGAATTGGAAACAGGCTTTGGTTCAAGATCGGAAGGGTCAAGGCTAACGGCCCATTCGTGGGCCTGAATAGCGTAGGCGGCGAGGCCGGCGAGAACGTCCGCGCCCACTTGCACTGATCCGCTATCTCCGGGGGGAGCGGCGGGCACTTCTTGAGGAACGCCGGCACCGTCAGCTTTGGCGGGGGAACCGGTTTTCCGGCCCGCACCTCCACCACTTCCTTGCCGCACGAGGGAAGCGCGCAGGCGAGCGCGAAGATCGACAATGCTTTCATCGGCTGCATCGGCCTTGTCCTTCCATTCCTGTTCTTGGGCAGCGTTGACGGCTTTCTGTGCGGCCAGCGCCTCTGCGGTCCTGTCGATGATCTTGGTTTTGAAGAGGGTGTATTCCTGCCGCACTTCGGCAAGCTGGCGCTTGTAGGAGGCGCGGAGGCTGTCGATGCGCCAGACCCATAGGGATCCAGCCAGAAGCACGACCGCAAGCGCGCCATAGATGTAGGGGCGGAAAGGAGCGGGGATCACAGGCCCACCATGCAGAGGCGATATTCCTCTGCCCTCCGGTTCGCGAGGCCCTGCACAAAGCGTCCGCCCGCCTTGTTCCAGAACTTGATAGCCGCGCAGCCACCGGCAAAGTCGCGGCTGTCGAAGCGGCGATCAGCGGTAGACTGGCAATAGGCTTTAATGCCGATATTGTAGGCCAGCGATGTAGCGGCGGCGAGCTGGTACGGCCGATCGGCAATCGCAGGAGTGCAGCGCGCTACAGGCTCAGCGAACTCCCTGACACCCTTCTGGAGCATCGCCAAGCATTCGGCATCTGTGTAGCGGCGCATCTTCACGCGTGTCTCGCCGTAGCAAACAGTAGGCACGCCCACGATGTCTAGATAGGGATCGTTGCGCTTCCCTTCCCAATTCCCGATGAGCGGGACAGCAAGCGCCAGAGCGGCAGCAAAGCCAGCCCCGGCCCCGACCGCTACCTTCTTCTTTGTGGCATCAGCCATTGTTGGCCCCTTTCTGCCGCACCAGGCGGGCGAATGTTGCTGCGCCGAAGATCAGCACCGGAATCCAGTAAGCGATGCGGACGGGGAGCAGCATTTTCAGCTCGTCAGGCAGCGCCGCCCAAAGCTCGCGCGCGATCTCGGGAAAGGCGAGCAGCGTTCCGAGCAGGAAGTTGCCGAGCAGGTTTAGGCGCACGGACCAGAATTTGAGCCAACGAGTGCGCCAGTCATCAATCAGCTTCATTGCCCCGCTCCAAACAGAAGTTTGCCGAGCGCAAGCAGGAGGCCTAGGCCGGCAGTGAAAACCGTCCCGATCCCGGCATAGAAGCCGAAGCTCTTCTGCTGCGCCGTGTTGAGGTCCGCGATCTTGTTGAGGATGATTTCCAGCTTGTCGGAAACCTTCTCGTTCATCGCCTCGATGCGGTTTTCGATCTTGTCCATCCGCAGCTCGCCAGCGATCTGGCGCTGTGCGATGTTCGCCGCCTCATGCTTGGTGACGCGCGCGGTTCCCTGTAGATCGCTGATGTCCTTGCGCAGGGGGGCAAGCTGCGCCTCGATGCTGGGATCAGGTGCCATGGCTATCTCCAAGAGCCTTCTTGCGATGAAGTAGAGACAGACCAGCCCAAGCACGCACAGCAGCACGCCACAGAATTTCAGCAACGCCCCAACCCCCGACCAGAGCAAGCTGGAGCCAGCCCACCGTACTCAGTTCATCATAATAGCGCTGCCAGTTGGTCGAGCGCGTGAACATCTCCATCAGCCCGTAGGCCGCGTGCATGGATACCTGGACGCAGAACAGGATAGACAGGATGGGACGCCGCCAACCCGGATTGACGTGCTCACCACGCCATGTGATCCCTGCCAGCCACGCAGCCGCGATCAGGTCCACGACCATGCTGATATGCCATGGCTCGTAGATTTCCGTCGCGGCCACGAAGCAGGCCAGCCCTGCCCAGATAGCGCCCAATGCCGCTGCCTCGCGTTCAAGGCGCGAGTTGCGGGACGCGGCGCTGATAACCAGCACCACGGCCATCGCGACGGCAAAGGAGGTGAAGTTATCCACGCGGCTTCGGCTTCTGCGCCGGCTTCACCGGCTTGCTGGTCTTCTTTTCGTCCTGCGGCGGACGCTGGGGGCCGTTACCGGACATGATCATTCTCCTTCTTGCTAAGCCAGATTCGAAACAGGGGATCGGACAGGTGCGCTTGCCACTGGCGCTCACTCATCTGGCCGGAGCGGTAGCAGGCGAGGATGCCCCGGAAGTCGTCAGACATCGCCTTGCTCCTATGTCAGCGCCAGCACGGCCGATCGCGTAACTCCATCGGAGCCGCGGACCTTGACCGTCAGGGAAGTGTTGGAAGTCAGTTCAAACATCATCTGGCTGTTGGCGTTTGGTGTGACGGACGAAGCGAGATAGTGCCGGATCGGCGCGTTGAAGATGTGCGTCCCCAGCCCCTTCGCGAGATACTGGATATTGATGTCCGTGCTGGCTCCGGACACGCCAAAAATGATGTTGCCCGTGGTAATCTGGAAATAGCCCATGTCCGCCGTTGTGCTGGCGGCGAGGTTGAGTGCACTGTTAGAGGCGTTAAGCCGCAGTTGATGGCGGGCGCTGCTTCCGTCGCGGAACGACATGAAAATCTGCTGGCTGGCGATGTCGGACCCAGACGCAGCGGATGCGCCGACCTGGATGGCTGCAACCGTGCAGGACGCGTCATCCGTGATGAAGCCGTTTGACCATTTCGTGGCGCTGCCGCGCGTTCCGACTTGATAGGCGTCGGCATTCAAGGGCGTCGCGGAACCCTGGATGATCATCGACGCGCCGACCACCGTGGTTCCGGTGCGATTTACGTCAACATCATGCTCCCACCCGATAAGAACGCGCCCGACCCCAGCCCCGGAAACGTTGCCGACGCTGTCGTTGCAGGCGGTATTGATGCCCCAGACATGCGCATTATCGACCGCAGCCACAGCCTGCCCGAAATAGCAGACGGCGTTCGCCTCGTTCGGAGCGGAGCCATGCGTGGCGTTGTTGATCGCATAGGCGTCGAAGGCAGACATATGCTGCACAGTCGTGCCTGGCTGGATGTTGATGGCCGAACGTGTGGCGCTACGGTAATAATAGCCGGCAGGAACTTGTGCCGAATAGATGTCCTGGCCTGTCGTGGGCGAGTTGCGGAATTGGGTTACATAGCCGTCAGTCGTCGGAGTGGAGTTCGCCGTGATCCGGTCGATCAGTTGCGTTTCGACAGCCTGAACCGCCTGTTTCGCGGTTGGGTTGTCGGGAACGATGCCAACCCAGCCGGTGCCGAGGTTGGTTGCAGTTCCCGATACACCTACGGCAGATGCGTTCGTTTTTCCATCCAAATCGCCAAGCGTTGCGGCGACCTTCATCTGGACGTTGCGGATGACTTTCAGCGGTGCCGAGCCAACGAACAACTGTACATCGTAATTGCCGTCATCAATGAAGAAGTCGTAGTTGCCGCCGCTGTCGGTCTTGGCGGCGTTTGCGATGCCGGAAACCGTATCGATGGGAGTGCCGCTCTCGTCGGCGTAGATATCGGCCAGTGCGCCCGTCACAGTATCGTAGGCGCGAGCGATGACATCCGGGATGGGGATTCCCGTCCGATCGTTCACAACAAGGTCGAACCAGTGATACACCTTGCCCCCTATGCGAAGCTGATGAAAGTGACCGCCACCTGCCCGCTCGCCGTGTTGCCGAGCGCATCAGTGACGTTGACTTGGAAAACCGCGTCCCCATCCGGGTATCCCCTGAAGGCGGTCGTTGCGCCGCTGGGGTTGGTGGCGATCGGGACGCCGGGGTTGTCGTTCGACACCCGCACCCACGAATAGGTGTAGGGGCCTTGTCCGCCGCTCACGCTTGCTGTGACGGTGTTGGTCGTGGCTTCGCCTGACGTGGCGCGTCGGCCGCTGGCGGTAGCGGGACTGATGGACACGCTCAAAGGCTGGATAAAGCTGCCCACGGTGCGCAGGACGCCGTTATCCAGCACCTTGAGGGTGCGGATCAGGCGCAGGGCGTTGAAGTGCAGTGCGCGGAACCGCGTCACCTCCACCAGCCCCGAAGGCGTCATGGCGCGCAGGCGGGGCATCAATATTCCATCAGGAAGTCGCCGTTCGCCATGCCCGAAGGAACAGCGCCGCCGATGGGCTGGATGAAGATGCGACCCGAGGCATTCGTTGATGCGTCGTGGTAGATATAGCCGCCGCGACCGGAGAAAATCGGGTTGCCGGTGAACTGGCCGCCCGTCTTGGTGACAAGGTTCGACACGTCAGGGAGACCATTATACATCAGGCGGATGTCGGCCATGATGGCCCGAATTGCGGCGTTAATGTTCCCGGCCGCGCAGTTCTCCGCGATATTGATGCCGCGAACCGATGTGTTGCTGTCTGGGGTGGTGCTGTAGTCTATGACGGGCATCAGACATGCCCCCATTGACGGTTTTTGATGATGTTGGTGATCTGCGTGTTTGAGACGCCGAACTGGCGAGCGAGACGGATACCATCGCCATAGCGGCCATGATGAAGCCGGCGAATGGCCCGGACATCCTCATCGGTTAGCTTCGAAATGGGGGCCGTTTCGCCACGCTGTTGAGTGCCATGGATCACGCGATCGGCGGCGTTTTCTATCTTTGTCGCCCAACGAAGATTATAGGCAGCGTTATTGCTCCGCGTGCCGTCACCATGTGCGACTTCATGCTGCGGAGATGGGCGCGCGCCATGGAAGGCTTCGCAGACGAGCATGTGAATACTTGCGGTCCGCGCATCGCCATCACGGCTCAGACGAACTTGCGGATACCCGGATTTGGGATGCACATATCCGCCGACAAACCGTGTCGGATGAAGCTTGAAGCAGCCGTTCTTTGTTCGAACATACCGGGCAAGGCGACGGACGCGTCCATGCGAGGACACTTCATAGTATCCCTCGTAACCCGCTATCGCTCGCCATTCTTCCGATGTGGACAATTCTCATTCCCCAAAAGACAGGTCTGTCGATGAGGGGAATGAGGACGGCTAAGGCCGTGGTTTCCCGGTGCGGCGAGGTGTCAGGCCGCGCAGCTATGGTTTACCATAGGGTGATTCGGGGTGCAAGAAGAAGGGGCAGAGGTGACGGACGAAGAATTTACGCTGATTGCACGGATCGCCTTGCGTTCGGCCTCAACATCCGCCCTCTGCGCCAACGCTCTTAGGCGCGCTGGCCTACTAGACGCACAAGAGAAGCAAACCATCGCCAGAAACCTTCAAGCGATTGCCGACGAGCTTGAGCCGACAGAGCGGGACGCCGAGGCCGTGCAATATCATCTGCTAGCTCGCCTGTTTCGGGATTGATCTTCAAACCAAGCCCCGCATCGGCAAGAATTGGCCGCAAGTTCGGGTAGCGATCAGCCATTTTGCGTTCCTCCGTCAGATAGGGTAGGGAAGGGGGATGGCAGAAGAAATCGGCTATTGGATTGGAGTCGCTGTTGTCGTTGGAATGGCCACCTACGCCGTATCCCTTTGGATGAGGAAGCGCAGATGAGGCGTCGTCCAATCACCAGCGAGGATTTTTGGTACGCGATGTACTTCCTCTTCATGTTCGGGCTGCTCGCGTTAGCGACCCTGTAGATACTGGCTCTGCTGACCGATAAGCCCAGCGGCCACCAGCTTCTCCAGATCAGGCGTCATCACTGTAGGCGTAGGCAGCGCGCCGCCGTTGCGGGCGATCAGTTCAGCCAGATCAGCGCTGCGCGTTGCCGAGCGCTCCGCCATCTTCCGGCCGAACATGCCAAGGCCGCCCGTGACGCCACCAGTGACCATTCCCGCGACAGGGCCGCCAATCAACGTTGCAGCACTAGCCGGCGCAACGGTCCCAAGCCCGAACGACACCGTGCCGGTAGGAGCCAGTTTTCCCATCCCACGATAGACGTTCGACATCGGCGTCCCGCGCGACACATCCTCAATAGCTGAAACCAGCGCGTCATTCGATGTGCGATCCTTGCCCTTGACCAGATTGCGGTCGAGGCCGCGGAACTCTGTCCGCAGAGCATTTTCCAGCCCAGAGCCGGAGAATTGCGACGCGCGGACATCTGCCAGCTCGCGCGCCTTCGCCACCTTCTCCGCGTTGATATAGCGGCTCGCCACCGCGCGCGCAGACGACAGTTCAGGTGCTAGAGGGTCAACGAAATTGTCGAACTCGTCCATCAGCAAGGATGCGGTGCGGCGCTCCTTCGGCTCCAAGCTTCCGGCTGCATCCCCGATGATCCCGCGCACGGTCTGCATCTGTGTAGGGTTCATGGGCTGACCGGCATAGTCGCCAATGGTCGCCGCCGCCTCCTTCACCTTGGGGTGGACTTCAGAAAGACGCCCGGTTGGGCTGATCGCGCCTTCCTGTCGGAGCAGGCCGGTAATGTCAGCCGATAGCTGCTGCGTCTGTGCTGGCGATGCAGTCACACCGTTCGCTTCAGCGCGCTTGTAGAGGTCGCCGGCCTGCTTTTTAAGCTGGTCGATAGTCGGGACAGACGCCTCTATCTCGCGTTGGGCAACGCTGCGAACCTTCGACAGAGCGCCGCCGAGGCCGACACCAGAGCCAACCAACTCACCGCCCATTTCAGCAAGCGTATTCCCCGGCGCAACTTCACGCGCGGTTGCCGCGCCCAAGCCGCCACCAAGCGCGCTCCCGAACATTCCAAGCGCCTGACCGCCAGTGCGAGCCGTCAGCCCTGCCGGGACAACCGCCGAACCGACGCTTTCACCCACACGGCGGACAAAATCCCTGCCCGGCAAATCGCTTGTCCGCTGGATCGAGCCAGCATTGCGGAATTGATCGCGCCACCATTCGCCGCCCAAGAATGGACGATCGGACACGGATAGGTCCGTATTGGCGATTGCATTGATGCCCTGCGCCCCAAGGCCGAGGACGGTGTTTGCGATATCGACGGGCGCGCCAAGGGTGCCGGCGATACCTTTGTTGATGCCTGAAAGCCCCTGAGACAGATAACTGTCCTCATACAGCGCGGGAGGAGCGACCTCAGGCTGACCGCTTCCGCCGCTGGCATAATACTGCTCCAGCTTCTTCAGGCTCTCAGGCGTAGCATCAAGTCCACGTGCTTGCAGATATTGCTTGATGCCGGACGATCCCAGCGCCTTCGCGTTGGCAGAGAGGAATTGCTGATCCGCAGGGCTGAGGTCTTGCCCGCCAGAAGCAGGGGCAAACATGTTGGTTTCGGACACCGCCTTATCGATCAAGCCAGATGCGGCACCAGCCTTGAGGCGTGCGCCCTCCATCAGCGTTTGGAGACGCTGCTGCTTGTCTGCAACTGTGCCGGGCTTATCACCTGGTTGGGGGAAATACGATCGCCGATACGCCTCTAGCTGTTCCTGATTATATGCGGCACCGGTGCCAAGCGTCAGCGCCGCATCGAGAATGTCGAGCTGCGCATTCATGACGCGCTGCCGATCCTCGTCCGTGCCATAGTTGCCCAGCAACGTCCCGCCGATCGCAGCGTCACGGATCGATGGTGCGCCGACTTTGCCTATGCGCGCCAGATCGCGAAGGCCGCCAGCAACGCGAGTGGCTAGGAAAGCAGCTGTCCGCTCGCTTTCGGTCGTGTCCACCCCGCCGCGCGCGTCTCTCGCCTTCTGGTCCTGCGCATCCTTGTCGGCGCTGCGGCCTTCACGTGCAGCCGCGCGCGCGGCTTCCTCTTGCGCTAGGCGCACCTTCTCGCGTTCGATTTCGAGGCTCTGGCGCAGCTTCTCGACCTCAAGGGGCGCCTTCGGGTCAGGTGTGCCAATCGTGATCGACTGAGGCGCAGAAGAACCGTATTTTTCCCATGGATTAGGCATTATCGTCCCACCGTCCCGCGCTTGCCAAAATAGGGAACGCGGCCATAGCCAGGCAGCGTCACATGAACATGATTGCCCTCGTCCAGATAGCGGGCAGAGGAGCCGAAATAGCGCTTCAGAGCGGCAACGCTGGTGCCGGCATAATCAACCCCGTCGCCAGTCAGATGATGGCTATTGGGAACGCCTCCGACCAAGCGGTTGCCCTCCACCGTGCGGCGACCGCTTGTCATGACACCCGGAGCGCGCATTGGGTCAGCGAAAGCCGCCCGTCGCGGGCTGCGACGGACCTCCTACGCGCTCCCAGCTTTCAGGTTTGGAAGGGTCCCCGCCTTTGAAGCGATAGCCATCTTCCACCGTTCCAACGGCGGGGCCTCCAGACGTTTGACCACCTCCCTTCTGCACAGGCACCAATGTCTTGGTGCCATCCGGATTGTTCGCCGTGATCCATTCGATCTTCGGCGTGGGATCTTTGTAAAGCACCTGCGGCTTGCCATCGGCGCCGACAACCCCAAGGCTACCGTCATTCATTTCCCAATAGTGCGGCGCACGCGGTGCGGGATTCGCCCGCTCATACTCCTGCTGCATCCGCCACATGTTGAAGGCGTCGTTCTGGCGGCGCTGATACTGCTGTTCCTGGCGCTGGATCTCACGATCGCGCTGGCGCTGGGCTGCATACTGCCCCGGTTGGCCGATAGCGCCGGCCAGAGCGTCACCGAGGACGCCGATCCAGTTTACCTTGTCGCCGGTCTGTGCAGGGGCAGGGGCGACCATAGGCATCCCAAGGCCGGGATCGCCCATCGGCTGCGCACCGGGAAGGCCGTCACCAATCCCCGGCGTCGTCAGGACATTGGGCGACATATCGAACGGCCCGCGCTTCTGCTTGAGTGCCCCGAACATCATGACCTATCGCCCCGCATAGGCGGTAGCGGCGTTCGACGCGGCCCCGATCAGCATCTGCCCAAGCGAAGGACTGCTCTTCGTGGTCGTGCTGTCCCCCCAAAGGCCCCCAAGCCCGTCAGCAAGGAACGACGCTCCAATATAAGGCGTGGTCGCAGCCGCCGTTCCAAGGCCCGTCAGCGTGTCGTAATTGGCGTTGTTCGCGCTGTTGAGGCCCAGAGCCGCGCTAACAGCGTCCATCATGCGTTTCTGCTCGTCGGAATAGTTCTGATACCGCAGGGCACTTTCATTCTCGGCAAGGCGCTTGCTCAGTTCGCCCGTTGCGCGCGTCGATCCGCTGGTGGACTGGCCGGCACGCGAGAAAAGCGCGTTCACCTTGTCGGTGACGCTGCTGTTGGTCGTGTCGATGACGTTCTGAAGTTCAGGATTGCCGCTCAGATACTTGCCGCCAAGCACATCGCCAACATAAGACCGCGCGCCGGTGAGATCGCTGCCCATGCTAGTGCTGTAGCGTTTGAAGGCGTCCGACAGAGACGAGCTGATATCCGCAAGGTTGCCCTGGTTGTTGTTGTACGCCCCCTGGATCGCGTTGGATGCGGTATTCAGATAGGGCAACGCCGCCTTGGACGGACCCGAAGTCGTCTTGGAGCTGGAGAGGCCCATCAGCGGGCACTCCCGCTTACAGGTCCAAGGTCAAACGCTGTTGATGCAGTTGCCACCCGTGTTTCCTCATCACCTTGGCCCAGCCGCTACGCGATTCAATCACCGCTTCGCCGCAACCGATGGACCGACCAAATGCTATGGCCTGTGGGATGAGGTGCCCGACGATCTCGGACAGGTTCCCTGTTGCTGCCTCGCCCTCCAATGAGAGAAATCCGGTCGGATAGGGCTTGACGCGAACCAATATAGCAGAATCCGCGCCGCTGAAAAGAATAATCCTACCCGACCAGACTTCGCCGTCGAGCCATGCAGCCGTATATTTGCGAGGATCGAGCAGACTCAGGAAGCCGCCGCGAAAGCGCAGATATTCTGCCCAGCCGGGCGGATCGGCTACCAGAGCGGTTGCCACACCGAACCGTCCCAGATTTTCGCCTTGTTGTCGCTGGTGTCGAAATAGCCGTCGCCTATGCGGGGGTTGGCTGGAGCCGTACCAAGCGGCGTGAATGTCTGGCGTTCCAGCAGCTTGTTGACCGTGGTCGCGGCCTTGCGGACCCATTCCGGCATGCTGGAAGCGGTCGGGGGGAGGAACAGGCTCAACGTTCGCCCTCCATCTCATATTCCAGATCAACCCCGAGCGCGTAAGTCCAGCTATGCGATGGAATGTCCACCTCGACGCCGACATGTCGCCCGTTGCCCCGGAGAGGAACACGCCCGTTGTCGCGGATCGCGCCTGAGTTGCGAACCTTGGGGCTATCACCCGCCCTCGCGCGCACATCGACGGCGACAACGCCCTGAACGGCATCCGACACGACGCGCGCGCCACGAATGCGGACCCTTCGGCCCGGCTCAACCTCTATCGGGTTGATGGTGAACTGCACCGCCATGGGGTCGCCAGTGAGAGCGCCGACAACACCCAGGTCGGTCGCCACCAGAAAGAGGGGGTTGCCGCCCGCGAAGATCGCAGCGTCCAGCGAATAGGGGATGGTATCGATCCCGCCCGGATAGATGGCGTCCAGAGCGTCGATCGAGATGTTCGCCGTGAAGCCGGAGAAGACCAGTGACAGGTCCTGCTCGATGACGGTCCACTTCGAGAGCGTCCAGTCATAGCACCAGATACGGCCCGGCGTGCCAGGCATGGACCAGCAGACGGTCGTGGAACGCGGGTCGATGGCCGCGCGGATATTCTGGATATCGTCGCGGCTGTAGAGGTTGAAAAAAGTCCGATCCACCTTCTCGCGTCCTATGGGGATGACGCTGTTACGGTCGCAGGCCATGAAGCCCTGCTCGGACAGGAAGAACACCGATTGACCGGCAGAGGCGACCGATCCCTTCGCCATGCAGCCGATCTCGCGGCTAATCTCATCGAACTGCCAGACCGTCACATCGCCCGTATAGGTGGCCCGCCTGACCGATCTCTTCTGGATGATGATGCCAGTTTCACCGCCTGCCAGCCCCATGATCTCGCCGCCATTGGGGAAGGCGACCGATAGCGACTGGTTCGTTCCCGGCGTCCATTGCTCAGGGTCTTCGAAGCCGGAGATATAGACGACATTCTTCTGCGTCGGATCGCCGGCAAGAAATACCTGCTGCCTGACGGTCGCAACCAGATCGGAAACCGGAGGCGTTCCCCCCAGCGGGGATGCCGTCCCGCCGATCAGGTCGAACTTGACCGGGGCACCGCCATTTACCCCGATAACGGCATCATTGAACTGATCGAACCGCCAGATCGTGGCCGTCAGGCTCCCGAGCAGCGATGTCCACGCCGACCCGGAATAGCGGTAGAGGTCGGTTGCGGTCCCTGCCAGCAACGCCGAAGTGCCGTCAGAACCGACGAACGCAGCGCCCCCAAGGATGCCAGCAAGCGCAGGCGTGATGTTCTGGAATGCGCGGACAGGCCGATAGCCCTCTGCCATCGGATAGACATTCTTCGCCCATGCGAGCGAGAGCGGGCGATCCGGCAGAAATTCCGAGAAGTCGAGGCGCTTCAGCACTTGACCCGAACCTGCTTCAGCGCAGACGGGACGAGAGGCCCACCGCCCCAGCGATCACGCCGGCTCTCAAGGTTCGTCTGCTCCACAGCGCTTTCGAAGCGACCCGACGCATAGTTGAGGCCATCAGGATCGCGGATGTAAGCCGCCGCTTCCCTCAGAGCGCCCCAAACATAAAGATCGGGCTGCTCGCGGATCACCCAATTATAGGGTTCGCTCAGCGTCAGAGGCGGGATGCGTTGGAAATAGGTGACGCGGAATGTCGTGGCCTCATTGGGCGGCGGCGCTAGCGAAAGAACGCGCCCCTCAAGCCAGTAGCCCTGCGGTATCCCCGCCTCGCCGGAATAGAGGTTGGGAACAGCGGTCGGTGACATTTCTGCCAGCGGGCGGTCTGGGTTGCCCTCGATATGGATTTTGCGCAGCTTGCGGAAATCGGAGGGGAGAGAATATGCCTCATCCGAAATCACCCATATATCCTTGAACTCCTGGTTCACGGTACGCAGGCGGCGGTTAAGCTCCGCCTCGATGATCGCGATGAAATTGGGGATCATCGCCTCAAGGTCGTCGCGATCCATATAGGCCGCGACGAGATCGCGCAGGGACACATAGTCCCCGATCGTGCCCGGCTCGATATAGGGGATTGAGACTGCCATGTCGGTTACACCGTGCGCGCTATGATGGTGACTTCACCGCCCGTCACCGATCCGCCAAAGAGATTGGTCAGCAGGCCGGCCAGCGTCGTCCGCCAGCAATGGATCGAAACCGCCGTGGTCGTGACAGAAGTGTAATTGCAGATCAGCGGGTTCGACGGGTCCATCTGCTTGGGGAAGTGCGCAACGATCGGCGGGTTGAGAAAGGGTGTGACGAAGGTCCATGTCGCGTCACCCGAGCTGTTGAGCGTGACGGTCTGCTGCTGGACCATGCCTGCCGTCACGAGGCTGGAATAGGTGTCCTGCGCATGGGCTGGGGCGCTCAATGCCAGGGCGAGGAGCGCAAGCCATTTCATTGCACATACCCCTCGAAGAAGGCGGTCGCGCTGGCCGTCTTGGTGAAGCAGCCAGTGGTCGAGAACGATACGGAAATGCCAGTGCTGAACCGCGCCGGGATATCGGCAAACGACACGGTGAGCGTGGAGGTCGCGGCAATCGCGCGGCAGATCAGCGGCGTCACGGCTCCATCGGCAGGGACAGTGGTCGAATTGAACACCAGCAGATACCCGGCAGACGCCCCGGTCGTGGTGGACAGGCGATAGAGGTTGCCCGCCGACGCCTTGAGGACGCGTCCACTCTCGACGGCGGCAGATGCGGAAGGGACAATCGCCACATTCGCGTCAACGGTCGGCGTGGTGGACACGGCCTGCGCGCCGTTCTGGGTCAAGCGGAACTGCGCCGCCTGTCCGTTCGTAAGCGTGGGCAGCGTGGAGGTGTAGCGGCCCGCCACGTTGACCGGATTGCCGGTAGCGGTGGAACTGTCTGCCTGCGTGCCTTGCACCTGATTGGCGCTTGAGCCGGTCGCGCCGGAGGAAATGACAAGCGCGCCGCTGCTATCGAGCCGGACCTGACGCTGCTGCCCGTCCGATAGGGTCGGAGGAGAGGCGTTGTAAATCCCGCTCACTGCCGTCTGCGCGAAGGCAGGGGAGGGCAGGGCCAGCAGGGCGAGGATGACGAGGCGCTTCAGCATGGCAGCTCCTAAACGGTAAGTTCGGACGTGCGCAGGTGCCGCCAGTCCGAGCAGTTGAGTTTCTGGTTCAGCTTCTTCTCGACATCCGGGTCTTTGTCGGCGTCGAAAACCCACCATCCTTCTGTGTTCAGCCAGTGGAGGGCGACGACAGGGGGGATGGTGGCGATGGGGTTGGCATAGTCGGAGGTGACGCGCTTTCCACGCTCGTTAGCCGACGCCTTGTTGTGATCCAGCACCGGTTCAACATCCTGAATGGCGTTGACCGTGATATTTCCCTTGTCGTCAGAGAAGAATTGGCGGGTCACGCCAAGGGCATTGGTTTCGACGTGGAAAAGCTGCATCAGTCGTGTCCGATCAGAAGCTTTCGGGGATCGGTGAGGGCAAGCTTGCTTTCCTTGGCCTGGCCGTTGTCGATCAGGATTCCGGCAAGATCGGCGTCAACCTCAGCTACATAGCCGTGCTGCACAACCCGCGTTCCTTCGCGAACCGGCCCGATCAGGCGGCGGCCGTCGCCAAGGTGGAGATCAGGGTTGCAGACGCATTCGATGCGGACGAGTTTCGGGGCGGTGGCGGTCATGAAACGTCACTCCAATTGCGCCCCGAACGAATCGCGGCGATGGTTGATTTCGATACGCCAAGCTCTTTCGCTAGGGCGCCGTGACTTCTTTTGCTTTCGCGGACCATAATGGCCAGCGCATCTGATAACTTCGTGTAAGCGCGGTTTAGAACTTGCTCGCGCTTTGTTGCCCAGCGGCAATTATCTGGATGGTAGCCGCGCGAATTGTCGAGGCGGTCAATACTATGGAATTTTGTCGGTTTCGGCCCCATATCCTCTAGAAAGTTGGAGAACGAGCGCCAGCGCTCACAAACGTCAATTCCAGCGCCGCCATAAGCCGCATAACCGGGATTATTGGGATTAGTGCAGCGTTGGATGATGGCCGCCCAGCTTTTGTATTCACCGGTTTGGGCCTTTGCGTGTGCGTGACCATGAATAACATTTGGAGCGCGATGCTTCTGCGCTCCGCAGCTTCGCGTAAGCCCACGCAATAAGGATGCTGCCGCAACAGCCTTTTCAGCGCCGCATGAGCAGGAGCAAAGCCACTTGGCCTTACCTGAAGCATCGCTCTGCGCCTCTGCGATCACCGTTAATTCTCCAAACTTACGACCCAACAAATCTGCTTTCGCAACCATGGCTTTCTCCTTTTTCGTAGGATACTCGCCATGGTTGCTACTGACAAGTAGAAGATACTAACTCAAATCCGCAACGACGAAATGAGCTTTTTCATTCTTTACCTCAAGGCAATATTCACAGATAATCTGCCGCTTTTCGGTGTCGCCGGTCTTGCTCAGCACCCAATTGCGCATCGGGCGCAGATCGGCCTTCGCCACCATGCGCGGATCGACACCCAGGACGGTGCGCGAACGCATGCCATAGGGGTGGGGGATGGCGGTCAGGCGGCCGAAGTCACCGACATAGACATCCGCAGCGCCGACGATCACGGCCTGCCCGGTTCCCGGCGCGTCCTTGCGGATATCCGCGATACCGGCGAAGGTCGAGAACACCTGCTTCTGCACGCCAGCCATATAAAGCTGGTTGGGCTTGCCACCCGCGTTGAACGCCGCAAGATGCGCCGCCTTCAGCAAGCCTTCCGTGAACGCGCGGGCCGTGCCATCGGTCGGGGCCGAGACAACGCCGCCCGAGAAGCCGCCGCCCGAACCGCCAGCGCCGCGCGAGGCGTTGGTGACGATCCAGCTTTCCATGCCCGCCGACTGACGCGCGGTGCCGGCAGCGCCAGCCACGGACGCCTTGTTGGACAGCATCTGCTTTTCGAGGTCGCGGGCCAGTTCCATGCCCTTGAGCATGACCTGACGCGCCATTTCGGTGTCGCGACCGGCCTTGTTTACCGCGTCGTTGGTGCCGGAAACGACCGCCGTCTTGTCCGAAATCTGGCAGCGGTTGCCGACACGGGCAGGGATGTTCGCGGCGTCCAGCGTGGCGTCGTCGCCTTCCAGCACCGCGTTGCTGTCGTCAGCGGCGGCGAGGTCTTCGGTCTGCCATTCATGGAACGTGGCGGTCGCCTTGGAGCGGCCGATGTTGTTGGTGAAAGGAGTTTCCTCCGGCGCGACACGATAGATCACGTCCGAAAGGTCTTCGCGAATGCCCACGTTGGCGTAGGTGGTCGCCGTATTGGTAGGAAGTGCCATGTTACCTTGTCCTTGTTAGGAGCAGGGCTGCGGCTGCTTCTCCGCTGCGCGTCTGCCCGAATGATTGGATTGCTGCGTCTCGGTCGGCCTGGCTGCGCATGGCGGCCACGCCCTTGCCTCCTGGCGCTCCGGGGCGGCTCATCTGAGGAGGCTTGCCCTTGGCTGCACGCACCTGCGCCATCTGCTTGCTCATGATGCGATCGAGCTTTTCGGCCTTGACCTTCCACTCGCGCGCTTTGTTGAGGGCGATGATGTCGGTAGCGCCAGCTTGCGCCATCAGCTCTGCCGGGTAACCGAGTTCTGCGCCGATGGACTGAAGCTCTGCTTTCAGTTTCGGCCCTGCAGATGGATCGAACCAGTCGGGGAGCTGTTCTTGCAGGCGTTCCGTTTCAACACGGATGTCTTCGGCGGAAACCTGTTCACGAGCGGCTCGAGCCTGCTGCTGTGCTTGCGCGATTGCCTGCTGCAACTGCTGTTGCTGGGAGGCTGCGGCGCGATAGGCAGCGTCTTGCCGTTGATAGGTTAATACATCATCTGGATTCCCCGTGTAAAGCAGCCTTTGATCGGGTGCCTGGGGCTGGAATTGCTGGGCATAAACCTGAAGCGCGATGCTGTGATCCTCCGCCTGCTGGGCAAGGATTTCGCGGGCCTGATTTTCGACCTGCGTCTTCGTCTCAGCGGCCTTGCGTCCAGCCTCGCGAACGAACCTGTCACGCTCCTGCTCGCGGCGTGCGACGACTGCCTGCGCCTCGGGGGGCAGTTGCCCCCAGACCTTCGCGTCTTCCTTCGACCAGCTATTGGGCGCGGGGACTGCCTCGACCTCCGGTTCGTCGGCTTCCGCCTCTTCGTCCGCGACCTCCTCTTCGGTCGGCTCAACCTCTTCGGATGCCTCCGGCTCAAGCGCTTCTTCGCTCAGCGGCGCATCGTCCGTCACGGCTTCGGTCGTATCGGTCGTGTCCTGCGTCTCTTCGACCGGGACCAGAAAGTCCTCAACCGAGACAGCAGTATTCTCACCATCGTTCATGTCGTGGCCTTTCTCAGATATTCAGCCATTTGCGCTTGGCTGCGGGGAGTTGTTCGATCTCGCGGGCACGTTCGACCTTGCCGCGTGCGTCGATGCCGTTGAGGATCGCGCTCTTGATCTGGGCTTCCACCCTGTCGATGACGCGGGTGGCGACCGCGAACTTCACGATCTTGTCGCTGCTCCACGGCTCATCGGCGGCGATCTCGGTCAGTCGCTCGGTGTAGGCGGCTCGGAGCGCTGCGATGGCAGGCTCAACGAATTCTTCCCATGCGAGCGCGGCCCTGTGGCCCTTGGCGGCGAGTTCTTCCTTGGTCATTTGTCCAAATCTCCGCCGGGCCGGTTCTTGGGAAGTTCGGCTTCCTCAACCTTCTTCGCGGCGATCTCGCGCTGCATTTCGATCTGCATGACTGCCAGCTGGTACTCCTGCTGCGCCTTCTGGGTCGCCAGATTGGCCTCGAAGATCGCCTTGTCGCGGGCAAGCTGCTCATCCAGCGCCGCCTTCTCCCGCGCCGCCTGAAGCTCATAGTCGAGCTTCTGCTGGGCCAGTTGGGCGTCGATCTGCATCTGCTGCGCCTTGAGCATCTGGTCGGCTTCGGACTTGACCTTATCCTGATCGAGCTTCTGCGCCGCGATCATGCTGTCAGCCTGCGCTTTGACCATCGCCGGGTCAGGCTTCTCCTCTGCCTCTCCCAACGTGTCGGGATCGGTCGCTAGGTCGCGGACATTGCCCAGATTGGCGTCTGCGATGATGCCCTTGACGTTGTTGTAGATGTTGGTGTCGTTGAACACGCGGGAGCCGCCCTGAACCGCCGCCTGCGCGATCTCCAGCAACATGGTGCGATATTGCAGGCGCTGATCCTTGCGACCCGATCCCAAGCCGACGCGCACGACCACGTTCATGTCGTCCGGCCATTCGCGCGGGTCGATCATCTGCGTCTCGCCGTCGATCACGACAGGCATTGAGCGGCCGAACGCCTTCATCAGCCGGTATTTCTTGAGGAACAGCCGTGCCAGCGCTTCAGCGAAGTTGCGCGCCAGATATTCCTCGATCTGCTGCCCCTGCGCCTGCATCAGCGCTGTGCCCGTCGCGGTCTTGTTCAGCGCGTCGGCGTCAAGGCCCTGATTGAGCCGTGTAATGCCGGTGCGGCTCTCCTTCTCGCCGGCCATGACTTCCATGACATCGAAGGCGGATTGCGCGGCGAAGGGGAGGGTTAGAGGCTCCGGCTTGATCGAACCCTGCCAGCGGACAATGCCGTTGGCGCGCACCGTCAGCATGTCGTCAATGGTCGTGTCGCCGATCGCATTCTCGTTCAGCAACATGCGCGGCGCATTGGTCTGGTAGAGATTGTCCAGCCCCTGCCGCATCAGCACCGAACGAACGCGCTGGATGTCCATCACCTTGTCGGCAAGGCTCTGGCCCACGATACGGCCCGGCATAGGGAACGGGCACCAGGCAACGCCCGGCTGCTCATCGATCGTGTCGATGGCGTAGGAGCCGTCTTCGCGGAGCAATATCTGGTTGCCGACGCGATGCGACAGGATCAGCTCGGCAATCCCGTCGCCGTTCAGGTCGTAGGTCGAATATTCCTCATAATACCAGACCTTGCGATTGGCACCGGTGCGGTTGAAGCCCTGCCGCCAGAAGTCCGTGATATTCTGGTCACGCGCGTTGGCGACCTGTTCGCCGTTCGAATATGTGCTGTCATCGGACAGGCCATCGGTCTGAAAGCCCATCTTCGCCAGCTCGGACAGGCTCTTGTCGAGCCGGAAGCCGCGATACACGCAATCATCGTCCAGATCGCGGGCGTCGCCGGAAAATACCGTCTGCTCGGAAGGCGACACATAATCACGGAAGCGCGGAGGCTGCGGGATGATGGCCGACACATTGACCGTGCCGTCACCCATGTCTTCGGCTGCGACGATCTCAGCCTGCTCGCTTACGAGCCGCGCCAAGTCCTCAGCGCTGATCGTGCCATCGAACCGGCGAGGGGGCTGCTCCTCCACCGTGACTTTCGCCACGCTTACCTTTTCGAGCAGGCCAGCCTTGATCCAGTCGTGCAGGAAGCGATAGCCGTCCTGGCCCTGCATGAACTCCTGCTGCACCGCCGCCGTAGCACTCTCGGCAACGCCCTTATCGCTGTGGTCGAACTCAACAACCTTGTCGCCGCTGACCATCGTGCGCAGGAGCGAGACGGTCATGTAATCGACCACCTCCGCAACATCGCGCGTCACGATCTGGCTGCGACCCTCCTCCTCGTCACCGAAAGGCTCGCCGTTGTAGAAGTCCAGCGCCGTCGCCCGTTCCTCATCCAGCCATTGATCGTAGGACTTGGTTTCCTCTTCCTTCAGGAAGGCGACGAACTGCTGGATGTCGTATTCGTCCATCAGACGATGCCCCTGTTTTTGTAGCTGATTGGTCGGGATTGCGCGGGCTTGGGTGCGACAGCGGCAGTCTCGAAGGATTTGTATCCGTGCGAAAACTCATCGTGCCGGGCAGTGTCCTTCCACACACCCAGCTTGTCGTCCCAATCCTTGCGGTAGCTATCCAAGCACTGGATCAGGCGCGAACAACGCTCTTCATCGAAGTAGCAATTCGGGAGGTAGGATCGGCTTGCCTCGATGCCCGATGCTTCCGTCGCGATGCGCGGCACGATCTCCACTGGCTTGATCCCGGCTTCAATTGCCCACTCCCGTTTGGTCTTGGCGACAGCACCCAATGAGCGGTGGTCGCCGTCATGCGGAAAGTAGTGGCGACCGTAGATGTAGCCCTTTTCGTTCAGGACGCGGGCATAATGCTCGAAACCTTCGCCGCTGTTTTCGTAATAGTCGATCCAACGTGTCTCCATGCCGACCTGCTGGCGGAATGAGAGAGCCATGCTGTCACCGACGCCTAAGTCCCAGAAGACATCGACAGGCTTGTTCAGGACCGGGATTTTGCAGATGCGGCCCTGCTCGCGGACCTTGGCCATCTCCGTTACGAAATAGGCCCCCTCGATCGTCGCCTCGAATGCTTCCTTCGGCGTGGAGGGATATTCGCGCTTCATGTCGCGGCCCTGCGTCTGCCGCTTCTTCACATACCAAGCCCGCTGGTTGCGGCTCAGCGTCGTGTCCATCACGACTTCGACCTGATCGAAATACTTGTCGTCTTCGGCGGTAATCACGGTCGCCGCCGTGTCCGCGTCATCAAGCCGGTAATTCGGGTCTTGCCACCATGCGTAGAAATGGAACTTGAAGTCGAGCTTGGTAAGAGCGCGCCCTTCCTTGGCGTCGTTCTGCGCCTTCTCGCACATGTCGTAGAACGCGCCGGAATTGCCCTCCGCAGTGCTTTCCACGAAGATGAATTGCCCCGCCTCAACAGCGTTGAAAGCGCCGGTAACGATCTCCTTCGCCTTGTCGGGGTATTTCGCGCAGACCTTGCCGAACTCCGACACGTGTAGAAGCTGGAACGTGCCCGAGCGCAGAGACGTGCCGACGCGGATTTTCGAATTATTGTTGAAGGCGAGAGTCTTGGCACTGTCAGTCGTGGCAGAACGACGTTGCTTCAGGCCATCGGGGATATGGTCATAGGCGAACTTGATCTTGTCCTCGAAGAACGCTTCAGCATCGTCGCGATTGTGCGCGATCACGCCCGCTGACGTGTTCGAATTGAACAGGCAGCTATCGAGCATGTAGATTTGGATGAAGGTCGTGAAGCCAAGCTGTCTAGCCTTCAGAACCGCGTTGAGATACCAGAGATCATCGAAGAACTGCTCCTGCGCCCAATTGGTGCGGAACGGGATCGCGGTGCCAGTCTTGTCCTTGATCCAGTAGAGGTTGTTGATCCGCCAGCGTGGATCGGCCCACTGGTCAACGATCGCCGCGCTAGCCATTGGGCAGGCCCTTTGAGCGTCCGTCGATTTGGTCTAACAGGGCTGTTAGGCTGTCCTGAACACCGTGGTTCAAGTCTGTCTCAGACTTCTCGCGCCAGTCGTCTTTGCGGCGGTTCTTCAGCCAGAAGATCGCAGCAGTTGTGTCAGCGGCGATCTTCGCGCGGAACGGCGCGTAAACAGGCTCAGCGGCACCGGCAGGCATGAAGATTTTAACCTCATCCTGCTCATACCCAATCGCCTTCTGGTAGAGGCTTCGCTCGACACGCTCATCAGCAACGTCCTTGCCGACTTTTACGGCCTGACAAAATTCGTCGTGATCGTGCTTCCAGCGGTATATCGTGCGGACATCGACTTCGAAGAAATCAGCGATTTCCTGATCGGTCGCGCCAAGCTGAGCCAGCTTCTCAGCCTGCCTAGCGTAGTCATCGCTATAACTGGAGGGGCGGCCCGCTTCGCTCATGGGGCCAACCATTTACAGCACGAAGAATCGCGCCGGGAGGTGTTATTAAATCAGATGACCCATCCGCTTCAGATCGCGCTCGATCCGCAGCAGCGATGAGTAATCATGCAACCCGCAGCGGCGCATGATCTCTCGCTTGGGCAGACGGTTTTCACCCTGCGCGCGTTCCACCAGCTCCGCCAACACCTGCTGGCGACGATGGGTCAGCTGTCCTGCCGGCCTTCCCCGCATCCTCAATCTCCAATTATGGCTTTGACGGCACGTTCCTTCGCAATCACCCTGCGCTCGGCAGTGCGAAGCTGAGCTATCGTGGTGCGCTTCCACGGCTTGCCGCGATCCCAGCGCTTGCGGTTGATCTTGTGAGCTACCGTCAGCATCATCTCAATCTCCCTGGTGGTGGTTGGTGGGCTGGGTCATCATGCTACGTCCGCCCAATCGGTGCCCGTTTCAGGCGGTATCTCGACACTGACGCTGATATGGTCGTTCCTGACAGCTAGCCGGTGGGCCAGAGCATAAGCGGCAGCCTGACCTCCGAACTTGCCATCATTGTCGCCAAAAATGCGCAGGCGCTTGACTGCCAAGGGCGGCGTAAATGCCTTGAGGCCATCGGCGCTGATCATAGACCAACACGGGATACCGAACCGCTGTTGAACCATGAGCGCCGTCTCGATGCCTTCAGCTACACCCATTTCCTCTGCTTCTGGCGACAGGGCTATGTACGACCCATGCGGCGTGTCGCCGGGCATGAGGCGCTTCGGGCTACTGATCTTCGCCTTCGCGCCGTTTTGGAGGTAGGTCCGATGGAGGGTGAGAGGTTCGCCAGCTGGATCGCGGACTAATGCGATCATTGCCGCTAGATGCTTCACTGTCTCGCCTGTCACCTTCAGGCGCGGAATGAACCGGAGCGCCTCGCTGTAAGGGCCATTGATGCCGCGAGAAGCCAGGTAACGGCCTGCTTCATCAGTTGGCGTGATGGCCTTGCTGGCCTGCCATGCCTCCCTTAGGGCCTGAACGCGCTGCTCCTCGGACATGCTGCGCCTAGGCTTAACCGTCTCGCAACCAGGAGCGACCTGCATGATCTTGTTGGCGGCATCACGAAAAGTCAGGCGGTGGGCCATCATGACCAGCTGCACGCCATCACCAGCGCCGCACTGGTTGCAATAGAATGTCCCTCTGCCTTCAAGATTATCGAAGCGGAAGCGATCCTTCCCGCCGCACATGGGGCAGGGGGTTTGCTTGCCCGTCAGATAGTTGGGACTGAACCCAAGCTGCGGAAGTATGGAGTGCCAGCGGTTGCGGCACTGATCGGCTATACCGGTCATCATGCAGCCCTCTTTGATTTGCCCTTCGCGAAGCGGATCAGCTTCGAACGAACGTAGTTTTCGATTTCGGGAGTAGGTTCGGTGGGGATCTTGCTCAGGCCCTGGGGCCACACCCCGAACCGCTCGCGATATTGGTTCGCAGCCCAGCCTTCCTTATATTTGCGCTGGATTTGGATGAAGCGCAGGCCGGAGAGCCAAAGCTGCTTTTCCGCCATGGTCGCGACCCGCTTCTTGCCACCGATCTGGACAAGCTCGCCGTCCTCCTCCTCAAGCTCTGAGCGAGTTTCGGGCACGAACTTGCAGATGGGGCATTCGCGGACTTTGGGAGCCTTCAGGAACCCACAGGAGGGACATTCCTTCGGTAATGGATCAGCACGCTCAGCCTTACGTTCGCCCTTCTTTGCTGTGCATAGCGGCATTGAGCCAATATCAGTGGGAAGGCCAAGGCGAAGCATGTTGTCGCTGTGATCCAGCACCAAACCATCCGGATAGCCGCTGTTGGCGCGGATCACTCGCCCCGCAATCTGGACGTGGAGCATCTTCGATTTTGTCGGACGTGCTATGATGATGCAGCCGATCTTCCAGTCCACACCCTTGGTCAGTGTCGCGATGTTGCAGACAACCTTCGTTTCGCCACGCTCAAGTCGCCCCTGTATGCGGGCGCGCTCGGGGCCATCGGTGTTCATGTCGATGTATTCGGCAGGCACACCGGCATCGAGAAACCGCTGTTGGACCTTTTTCGCATGGGCGCGGTCAACGCAGTAGCAGAGGGTCGGGCGATCCTCACCAAGCCGCAGCCATGTCGAGACGATGTCCGCGATCAGGCCCGCATTGGCCATTCGATCGCCCAACTGCTTCCCATTGTAATCGCCGCCCGTGACGGAAACCCCGGCCAAATCCGGGTGCGACGGCGCGAACACCCGAAAATCGAGCAACATGCCTTTGTCGATCAACTGGCGCATCGTGATAGGCTCAATCAGGTCGTCATAGACCAGCCCAAGCCCTTTCGCCCATGGCGTTGCAGACAATCCGACGACAGGGCGGTTCGCCCATTTCTCGCCAGCAAATTGCTCTTCCAGCCACTGGTTGCGGACATGCGCCTCATCAACGATCGCCATGTCTACGTCCGGCATCCCGCGCCGCTGGAGCGTTTGGACGGATGCCACCTGAACCGGCTTCGACCAGTCCGTCATCGAATGGCTGGCCTGGATCACGCCGACATCGCGAATGCCAAGTTCCCAAAAGCTCTGAACCGTCTGGTCGATGAGTGAGATGGCGTCCACGATGAACACGACCCGATTGCCCCGAGATACAGCGCTTTCGATGATTGCCGCCGCCGTGCGGGTTTTCCCCGCGCCTGTCGGTTGCTTGAGCATCGGTCGCTTATGGCCAGCCGAGATGGAATAGCGGAGGAGGCGAACCGATTCCGCCTGATGGTCCCAGAGCGGAATCATGACAACGCTCCAACATAATTATTCCAGCCGGAAGATGGAGTTTGCGGCCTAGGGCGGAACCATGCTCTGGCGTTTGCAGCTATCCGGCGCAGGACAGTGCCCAGAGCGGTCCAGTCGATAGCTTTACGAAGCCTCACAACGAACCAAACCCGGCTAGGAAAATCTGAGCGGTATTTATTATCTCTATGGGAGGGGCGGCTGCGTGCCACTTTTATCTCTCCATGAAGGGAGATGGTTTCTCCGGCGCATTGTATCGCTGCTTCCGGGGCCAGAACCTCCTGCAACTTGGTCAAGTCCACGCCATACACAGAGACGTTGCCGCGACCGACCCCGCCCGCGATGCGAATGACGATGCCCAATTCCATAAGGCGACCAATCGCACCTCGAATGGCGCGATCCGACAGGTCTAGCGAGGCGTTAAAATCATCTTGGCTATATTCGATCGCGCCGGATTTGCCGCGATGATAGAACCATAGATTAACGAACTTTATGAGGACAGCCCGCTGAGAATCCGTCAACTTAATAGCGGAGCCATGCTTCGCTATGCGCCGATAAATGGTCTGTTCTGCGAAGGCAGCGCTGTCCATGAATTTGCCCATGATCAAGCCTCCGCTGCCGGTTGGGCCAAGAGCAAGCGAGCGTGATCATCGCCCAACATACCAGCCCTCCGAAGGGATGAGACAAGCGCTTCTCGATCCGAGGTTTCGCTGTATGTATCCAATAGGCTACCTAGAATGGCGAGGCGCTTTGCCTCCACAATCATGGTGGAAACAGAGGGCTTTCCCGGTTTCTTGCTCATGCTGGCTCCACTTCGATCACGACGCGGCCGAGAGGATCGCGCCCGGCGATATGGACGATGGGCTGGCCGAACGTGCGGTCATCCATACCAAGCGCCTGAGCAATGCCGTCCTGATAAGCCTTCAGGCTGGCGCTGGCGTTGTCCTTGTCCGGTTCCGGGCCGCGCGGCTTGGCGAAAAACGTGGCTCGCAACCGCAGTGGTGAGCCGTCATGCTTGAACGCGGGTGGGACAGCTGCCAGCAGTGCGGCGTGTGCCCACTGGCGATGCTTCTTCGTCTCGCGGCCCTTCGCGGCCCAATGCGAGCGACCGTTAGGCCAGAGCGCCTTGTGAGGATAGGGAAGCTCAATTTGCACGCGCATACCTCCCGCTCTCATCCCTCTTCGGCTGCACGCACTTGGCGCGCTGTTCCCGCTGCCAACGGGCGCGGATCATGTCGAAGAAGGCGGGGGTTTCTGCCATTTTGCGGCGGAGTTCGAGGATCATTGAGCCTGCTCCCCCATGGCCGCCGCGATCTTGGAAAAGCGGCTCTTGCAGGCGGATTTCGTCTTGCCGAGAATTGCGCCGACAGACGCGAACGTCTCGCCTTCCGCGATGCCGTCCATCAGGATAGCGTCCTGATCTTCGGTCCAATCGCCGGGTCTGCGCTGCACGATGATTCCGGCTGTGCGCTTGCCAGTCCTGCTGATCGTGACGACGCGCCCGCAATTGCTGCGCTCCACCGTGATATAGCCTGACACCTCCAAGAGGTTGACCAGCCCAGACGGACCATTGCCGCTGCAATATCCAAGCATTTCGGCAAGGTCGTTATTGGTCGGGCATGTCGCTCCGTCATTGGCGGCGCGCTCAAGAATGGCGAAGCACCTCTGAAGCCTGTCATCGCGGTACTGCGTCGTTGCGGTGACGCGCTTCGCCTTCCGCACCGCCTCCTCGACGGCCTGCTGCTGTGTGATGGGTTTCATGCGAAACACTCCTTCCAGATGTGGAAGAGGCAAGGGACGATCAGCGATGTCGCAGCGGACAGGGCGAGGTAGGCTAGGAGGTAGGTCATGCTGCCACCCCCGCCAGCTTAACCGGCTCCAACCGGGCTAACCGGGCGCGCAGGGCATCGATAGCCCGCGAAGCCTCGTCCAGCGCCTCCGCGCCGATCTCCTTCAACTCGCCGTCATCGATTGCGCCGGGCGTTTCCAGGTCGGTCATCGCTGCGCTGATGAGGTGCGCCAGCTTCAGAATGTGGCACAGCTTCTCGCCATCGGTGGTGGCGTCCGCGTTGATCTCGACCAGCTTCATGCCGATGAGCGACAGGACGCCATTGGCAAAACGACCATTCCATTCCCGGCAACCGAGCAGGAAAGCGCTGACCGGCATTTCCGATAGTGCGTTGGCGTAATCGCTGGCTCGGTCGTCGCTCTTGCCGAGAACGCGGCCCACGTCTTTCCACGTCAGACTGTCCTCTTTGCGGATGTCGGACAGGTCATCGCCAATTTGTTGCAGCGCGGCAGAAACGGAAAAGCTGGACCGCCTGCCGTGGATTTGCGGCTTCGTGTTCATGCATTCGCTCCATTATGGATGGATTGACCAAAACTGGTGGCGGACGAACGATCGCGTGTAGCGGCCACGACCGGACGCCCGCCTTCGCTGCCGTTAGTCACGACAGCTATGGGAAATGGATTGACGACAGCGCGGCCTTGCGCGTCCTCGACTATGAGGTGGACGGCGAGCATTCAGCGGCCCTCCATGCTGGCCAGAATGGCGTGGCCAATGAGTTCGGGGATTTGGGGGACTACGGCGTTTCCGAGCCCTTTAAGTCGGTGTGCAGCATCGGGAACCCCATAAGCCACTCGACCCACGTTGGGTTCAGTCCGCCACGTTTCCCCGAGCTCACGCCCTCCACGATACCCACTGATCGTGGAAGTGAGGATTGCTGCCGGCCAGGCGCGTTGCTCATCCCGGCTTTGAAGTCGCCCGCATTGGGCGTGGGCCACATGGCGACTGCCCAGCCCAGCTTGTTCGGCTTCGATCGCCCATCCCCAGAGCAAGTCAGCGTTGTGTCGCTGCTCGCCTTCGCTGAGTTCGGGGTAGGCCACGATCCAGATGCGATCGCGTCTGTGGCGTGCGCCAATGTAGGAAGCTGGTATGCAATGCCACTCCGCATCATACCCGATCGAGGCCAGGTCTCCGAGAACTCGGCCCATCCCTCGACTAAGCAGCGCTGCGACGTTCTCCACGATGATGAAGCGAGGTCGAAGCTCGCCAGCAAGGCGCACGATTTCGCTCCAGAGGCCGCTGCGCTCGCCATCCAATCCTGCCCCAAGTCCTGCGAAGGACAAATCCTGACACGGGAAGCCTCCGCAGATGACATCGACGGCAATTCCATCGGCAGCAAGTCGGTCACTGGTCAGCGTCCTTACATCATCATAACAGGGAACATCGGGCCAATGCTTAGCCAGCACCCGACGGGGGAAATCTTCGATCTCGCAGAAGGCGACCGTCTCGAAACCGCCAGTGCGTTCGAGGCCAAGGCTGAACCCGCCTATGCCGCTGAACAGGTCGAGCACCTTGAGCTTGCCCGCCCTATCGGCCCCATTGCTGAGGAAGTTGTCGCGCGCCTTAGCCACCACCTACCGCCTTTCTTCGAGAGGGATGAGGCCCTGAAACACAGGGTCGGGATGCGAGCAGATGGCGCGACCACAGGCTTTGCAGTGGGGGAGGGCGCGATTCAGTTCCGCCAGTCGGATGTCGAGGTGATCGACGAGGACGAGGCCGTTACGCCACTCCTGACCAAGCTGGAGGTCGGTCATGCGTATTCTCCGCAACCGCGACCGACTTGTCCGGCGTCGCGCGCGTCCACAAAGTCAGTCCAGTGGACCCAGCCTTTCGGACAGGCGAAACCCCATTCGCGAACAGCGGGGCCGGTCATGAACAAGGAAATCACGCGTTGACCGGGGATCACTTCAAGCCGGTGCAACGCCTCCGCGCCACGCTCGACAACATCGCCAGCAGAGCGAGTAAACACGCCATCAGGGGTGTGCTCGATATAGCTTCCGGTAATAATGAAGCTGGTGTTTGCCCACGGATGATCGTGCATCGCCCGGTCGTCGTCAGACTGCCGAATGTCGTGCAGATAGACGTTGCAGAACTTGTTGCGGGGGATCACCCACCAACGGCGCATGTAATTTTCACCGATAATGAAGTCCGGTTCGCGAGCCATGATGGCTTCGGCCCATGCCTGCATGGCAGGCAGGTCGGCGTAGGGGAGGCCGCTCATGCCGCGCTCCTTTCGGCAGCAGCTGAAAGCACCTCTTCCATGCGCTCGGATGGGATGTTGTTTCGCTCCCACCAGCCCTGCACAGTCGTGTGATGTTTGTGTCCGAGGCGACGCGCCAGTCCGCGAATGCCGCCGAGGTTTTTGATGATCTGCCGATGCTCAATCATTCTCCCTCGGTACAGGACGTACGTACGTCCGTCAAGGGCGTAGCAACTGTACCGCGTTTTTGCGATGGCGCGTACATGGCAAACAAAACGACAGGCGAGATTCTGCTGGCGCTCAAGCTGCGAGCTGGCGACCCGACACTGGAGGAAATTGCCAAGGCTGGAGGCTGGAAAGGTAAGTCCGGTGTCCAGACTTATTTCAACGCCACCTATGAAGGCCCTCTTGGCGGACTAGTCGCCCTCAAGTTGGCGAAGGCGCTGGAGGGTAGGGGTTCGCCTCCCATAACAGCCGAAGACGTGACCGCTCTTGCGGCTGTCGCACCGCTGCCAAACGCATCACAGCCTGTTGAATATGAAGGTTCTTCTTTCTACCGTATGCCACGCGACCTTCCCATTTATGGGTCGGCGCTTGGAGCGGAGCATATCGTGGACGGTGAGGCTGTCGAACTGACGACGCTGAACAAGGCGGAGATTATCGAGCGGCGTGAGCGCCCGCCCATCCTGAACGGCAAGCAGGATGTCTATGGCCTCTATGTGCAGGGATCGAGCATGGACCCTGCCTTTGATGACGGCGATCTGCTTATCGTCCAGAAGACGACAGCAATTAGCATTGGCGATTTCGTCGTGGTCTATCTCCGCCCACTCGATGAAAGCGACGATGGCGAAACTGCCAGAAGCGTCCTCATAAAGCGCCTGGTGCGCCGAACAGCGCAATATGTGGAACTGCGGCAATATCAGCCGGATATCACGTTCCGCATCCCGAAAGACGATGTTCTCCGCATCGACAAGGCCCTGCGCACTCGCGACCTCCTACAATAGGCATCAGAAGATTTAATCACGCATAATCAACGTGGTACGGAAAATCCGTCCTGCGCGTACACCTGTCCCTTGACACGTACGTACGTATAGTCCATACCTCCTCTCATCCCAGCCGAACCACCGGCGCATGAGGAGGATGAGATGGCACTGGCCGAACTGATCGAACGTTGGGATAGCGGCGACTTCGGTGATGTTGTTCGCCGCATCGCTTCTCGGGTCGAGATCGATGAATCTGGCTGCTGGAACTGCTCTTATGGCCGGGACACCAGCGGATACCCGCAGGTCAGCTATCTCTCGCGCATGGAATTGACGCATCGCGTTATGTATGTCGCCGCCAAAGGCATCATCCCCAGCGCGCTGCAACTGGATCACCTCTGCCGCAATCGCGCCTGCTGCAATCCTGACCATCTTGAAGCGGTCCCATCACGAGAAAACACGATGCGCGGCGATACAATTATCGCTCGCAATGCCGCTGTGACGCACTGCCCTAAGGGGCACGAATATGGCCCGAACAACGCATTTCCTGCTGATCTAAAGCGGGGGAAGCAGCGCCGTTGTCGCACCTGCCACCTCGAAAAATCCAAGCAACGCAAGATCGCCGAAAGGAACGCCGCATGACCATAGATGAACTTGTCGCCTATTGGGACTCTGATGAGGGCAAGCCATACAAAGGTAAGCTCATTGATATGGAGGCGTATGAGCAAAACCCCGGCAGTCTTTCTTGTTTATGTGCGCAAGGTCAGGTGCTTCATGTCCTCGGCGGTATGTCGCCTCGCGATCTCTACGGCAAAAATCAGGAAAGCGCCGACAAGCTGACGGCCGATCTGCTCAAGATCAGCCGCGCTCATGCCGTCCTGCTCCGCAACGTCAATGACGGCATGGACGGAGCGCCCTCGATTGTTCTGACCGATCCCTGCAAGGTGCTTGGCGACCAGTGGAGCAAGCTGCTCGATTTCTGGTGGGCGCTGGACCAGTTCACGCCGGCTGACTGGCGCAACGTGGCCGCCGCAAGGGACGCCGCAAGGGCCGCCGCAAGGGCCGCCGCAGGGTCCGCCGCATGGGACGCCGCATGGGACGCCGCATGGGCCGCCGCATGGGACGCCGCAGGGGACGCCGCATGGGACGCCGCATGGGACGCCGCAGGGGACGCCGCAGGGGACGCCGCAAGGGCCGCCGCAAGGGCCGCCGCAGGGTCCGCCGCATGGGACGCCGCAGGGGACGCCGCATGGGCCGCCGCATGGGACGCCGCAAGGGCCGCCGCATGGGACGCCGCAAGGGCCTCGAATGAAATCCAAGGCGCGAGCCTGATGGCGCAGCGCGGACAGCCATTCTTCTTCCTGCCGATGTTCGGGCTTGCCGATCTCGACGCAATCCCCGCCCGGCCCGCGACATACGCCGCAGCCTAAACCCAGCCTAAGGCAGGAGGATATTATGTCCCTCTACGCGGAAGCCGCATACTTCGACAACGAGCCGGTGCAGCACTGCGCCGATCGTGACGAGGCGGCACGTATTGATCGCAAGCGGCTCGCGGCCAAGCTCAAGGAAGCCGAACGCCTCGCGAAGATGCCCGGCGTCAACCCCGCGCTCACCCGTGCACAGGTGCCGCAGTTTCAAGCCGGTCTGGATGCAATCTTGAGCCTGCCCAAGCTGCGGCGACAACTCAAATCTTTGAACGGAGACGGGTGATGTCGGACATGATCGACGCCTTCCGCGACATGAAGGAAATGCAGCGTTTGGAGCGCAAATATTTCGGCGTCCGCTGCCCTGTCTGCATGGAGCGGTTGCCCAAGGCGCAGCCCAAAATCCTGCTGCCGGGTCAGGTCTGCCGCGCTCACAAGCCGCATTACCGGGACACGCGACCCAACATCACGGCTGACCAATTCAACGCCGCCATGAACAAGCATGGCTGGTCTCAGGACCCCGCCCCGGCGCGGGCGATGAAGGAGGGTTGAAGGATGGACCGCATCCCCGAACGCGCCGCCTACGAAGGCAATGGAGGCTGGCAGGATGGCCGCTTTGGCCAAGCCTACGACCTGATCTGCGATGCGCTGAAAGAGCGTGGGGTGATTGATCTTTACCGCCACCCGCTGCTCGCCGCCATCGAAATGGAGGACGGCAATTATGAGCCGTCTGACGATCCAAACGCGAAGGAGGGTTGAAGGATGGCTTACACCCGTTGCGCCAACGACTTCAATTCGACCCCTTTCTCCAGCTGCTGCGACACCGCCAGCATTGGAAAGTCGTGCGCCAAGTGCGGCGAGGAGATCACCTATCATCAGGACTCTCCTGCCGTTGCTCGGGCCAAACAGCTTCGCCGTCAAGGTCGCTGTGGGATGTGCGGCAAGCCAAAAGGCAACCCCGCGATCTCCGGCAACTGCCATTGTTAAGGAGGGCCTAATGCAGCTCGCCACCCAATCCCTTGAGCAGATGATGCGCGACCTGAGCGTTGCCTATCATGTGCGGGAGCAACACCGCCTTCTTGGCGAAGATTTCATCCAACAAGACCTCGATGCCGATTGGGACGCCCGCACGCGCGAATGGAAAGCGCTGCTGCACGATGGGCGGATCAGCATCCGGGCAATTCTGGAGGCATCGCTGTGACTCGCTTTCCTTCACTCCCTGAGATCATGGTTACAGGGGCTATTGTGTGGATGATGGCTTGGGTGGTCGTGCTGTGAGCAGGGCGATCACTCCGGGACGGGCTGTCGCGGCTACGCCGTCGAGCCGGTCCCCGTCTCGCCCCTGCCGGGCTTCCATCCCTATCGCGTGGCCCGCTGAGAACCCGGATTTCCTCCGCTGGCGCGGCATCTGTCACGTCGCAAAGATCATGGAGAATTTGAATGAGCGAAACTGACCGCTCTATCGGTGACAATGGCGGACCTCCGCTTGACGCCCTCCCGGCCATGTCGCTGCACATCGACACACTCATGGAAACCGCACAAGGCTTCCTTGATGGCGAGCCTGTCGAGACGGCGGAAGTCGCGGCGATTGTCGCAAAGTTGATCGATGAGGGCCGCAAGGCCGGCAAGGACGCGGACAATCTCCGCAAGGAAGAGGCCAAGCCCTTCGATGAAGGCAAGAAGGCCGTGCAGGCGCGGTGGAAGCCGGTCATCGACAAGACTGACCTGATCGTCGCCACGGCCAAGCGGGCACTGGTGCCTTACCAGATGAAACTGGAGGCGGAGCAGCGCGAACGGGCTGAACAGGCTCGGCGTAAAGCAGAGGCGGCGCGACAGGCCCAGATCGACGCCGAGCGCGCCGCGCAGGCCAGTGCTGACCTGGAGGCCGCACAACGGGCTGACGAATTGCGCCGGGCGGCTGATAAGGCAGAGCGCGACGCGAGCAGGGCCAACAAGGCGACTGCTGCTGTTGCGGTCGAAGGCGCGCGGGCGATCAGCTTGAGGACTGTCTGGCGGGCAGAAATCACAGACCGTCGCGCATTGCTCCAGCACTACATGCGGACACGTCCAGACGATCTGGAAGCATGGCTTCAAATGCAAGCCGATCGCGATGTCCACGCGGGCATCCGGATGATCCCCGGCGTGCTGGTCAAAGACGAAAGGGTCGCAGCATGAACATGTACGATAAACTCTCGCGTCCGTTCGACCCATCGCAGGTTAGCTGGCGCGCGCAGAGCCTCAAATCTGACGGCACCGCCGCCATGGCGCTTTGCTACATCGACGCCCGCGATGTCATGCGCCGGCTCGATGAGGTGTGCGGCCCCAATGGCTGGTCCGACAGTTACACCGAAACCGGCAAAGGTCGGCTGATCTGCACCATCGCCATCAAGTGCGGTGACGAATGGATCAGCAAGTCTGACGGGGCAGGGGACACGGATGTCGAAGGCCAGAAGGGGGCCGTCTCCGACGCCTTCAAGCGCGCCGCCGTCAAATGGGGCGTGGGCCGCTACCTCTACGACATGGATGCCGTTTGGGCCGAGTGCGAGAGCTACGAGAAGAACGGCAAGAAGATGTGGAAGCGCTGGACGGCGCGCGGGGCGGCGCAGCTAAACGCGGCTGCCGGCAACGTTGTAGCCCCCGTTCTTCCGCGTGGAACCGTCACGACTGACGAGCGGCTTGTATCTCGCGAAGAGCTTACCCGCCTTCAGAATGCCGCCGATGATGTTGGCGCTGATCTTCAGGCTTTCTGCGCTTTCATGAAGGTCCAGAGCCTCAAGCATATTCCGCAATCGCGCTTCGAAGAAGCGATGAACGCCCTCTCCAAGAAGAAGAAAGCAGCATAACATGACCGAACGTCTCGACGCACTGGCTGTCCGCGAAGGCCGCGACCGCAAGAGCTTTTTCACCAAGATCGGAGCCGCGTTCCCGAACAAGGACGGCAAGGGTTGGACGGTCCTTCTGGACGCCATGCCAGCCCCGGTGGAAGGCCAGTTCAAGATCATGCTGCGCGAACCGCTGCCCAAGGATGGCGACCGTCGCGGCGGTAGCGGATCGACGTCTTATGATGACGATCTCGGATCGGATGGTGTGCCTTTCTGATGCTCCGCTCATCCGCCTTCGCCCCGCGCAAGAAGAACAGCCACCGCGTTGATCTTTGGAAACGCGCGCCCAGCTTTCTGCAATGGCTCCGTGGGCGCCCATGCCGACTGGACGACCGTGGCGGATGCTGGGGCAAGATACAGGCTTGCCACGTCGATTACGCGGGCAGCGACGAAAGCGTTGATCCCGCTGATGGCAAAGGGACCGGCTCAAAGGTCCATGACCGTTACTGCATCCCAATGTGTGCGGGCCATCATAAAGAGCAGACGGATTGGTCGTGGCCCCGCTTCGAAGCGAACTACCGGATCAACGCCCTAGAGGACAGCAAAGCCTACTGGAACGCATGGCCGGGGCGTCGGGCATGGGAGGAAAGCCGTGGCTAATGGTCAGACCATTATCCTCAATTCACCGTTCAAGCGGGCACAGGCCCAACGCTTGATCGAGCAGGCTCCACAAGGCGCAATTCTGAACATCAAAGAGGCCAAGAGGACCAGCGATCAAAACGCGTTGCTATGGGCGCTTTTGAGCCAGATCAGTCGAGCAAAGCCAGATGGGCGAATGCTGGACACCGATACCTGGAAAGCCCTGTTTATGCACTCGGTTGGCTTCAAATGCACGTTTGAACCGACGCTGGACGGGCAGGGGGTTGTGCCTCTGGGCTACCGTTCCTCGCGTCTGACTAAACTCGAATTTTCCGACCTGATTGAAGCGATTTTCTCGTTCGCGGCCGAGAAAGGCATCGCCCTGTCCGACGAAATTCCGTCCGCCGCCTAAAGGGAGAAACCCACATGCTGAACATATTCAAGCGCAAGGAGCCGGTCATATCGCTGGCGGAGCATGAGAGGATTGTGGCCAGGCTAGAGGCCGAGAAGACCTCGATCTTCAGCAAATATGCCGATGCCTATGCGGAATTGGCTCCCCTCAAAGAGCGCGTCGCCCGTCAGGATGCAGGCCGCTTGAAGGCCGTCATCGCCAGCGCAGAAGCCCGGCGCGGCAAGAAGCGGGAGACGGAGCTTGTGTAACGCTTGCGGCTTTCTGTGCTGCGGCTCCGACGAGTTTAGCGGCTGCGGCTGTGACCACTGCGACGAGCCTGATTGCCATTCGGAGCAATGCTTCAACGGCGGACAGCCGCTTTGCGATGGCGATTGCGACATCGAGGAAGACGGCGACCCATACGACACCGCCCGCGACAGGCGCCGCGACGATCGCGACGTGCACGGGCTGGAATGAATCAACCGCCTCCCCCCGCACGAACCCCCAAGCGGACATGGGCAGCATAGCGGTGACGAAATGGGAAATCGTCACTGCGGGAGATTTTGAGAGATGACGCAGGTCAACCGCTATCTCGAAGACAAGGCGATGGATCACATCGACCATGCGCTTGGCCGCCCGGTCGATCCTCGCTCTGAAACGTACCGCAACTATTTCTACGTGATTGGGGACACCGACCTCCGTCGTGAGATGGCATCCTCCCCGCATTGGCAGAGCGATGGCAAGACGAGGGAAGGGGAATATTTCTCGGTCACTGCGGAAGGGCGGGCAGCTTTGGCGGTGCACCTCAAAGCCGTAGGCGACAAGCATCGGCGCTGGATCGTGTCGTATGCTGGCTACCAGATGGAGGTCGTCGCCATATCGCGGGCAAAGGCGCGCTATTCGAAATGGCTCGACATCAGCGATGTCGATGACAGCCTAAGCTTCGGTCAATTCCAACGCAACAGCAAGGTGAGGCTCGCATGAACCGCCACCCCTCCACCCCCGCGCGAGCAATTCGCCCCGGCGAACATCGCTGGCGGGCGGTCCACAGCGCCGGTGATCGCAATCCCCCGATTGTGCTGAGCGATCGTCGCAAGAGGCAACCGTCTGGAACGTCAACGTCCGTGTGGAAGCATGGCAAGAGCGATGGGGCGGTTTATGAGTGACATGATCGACGCCTTCCGCGACCTGAAGGATTTGCGCCAGGCTGAACGGAAAGCGTTCGGTGTGCCATGCCCGGCCTGTCGCGAGAAGTTGCCAAACGCCCAGCCGAAGATTTTGCAGCCCGGTCATCTGTGCCGCGCTCACAAGCCCCACTATCGCGACCCGCGACCCGAACCGACAGCCGCTGAATATAATGCGGCAATGGCGGGGACGGGCTGGGCAATGAAGGAACCAACCCCATGACCGCCGAAAACAGTGCGCTGATGGCAGCGCTGGAGCCGACCTGGGCAAACCGCGAGTTGGCCAACGTAATCCGAAATCTCATGCATCAAGGCGGCTGGGGTCTTGATACGGACGCCCACGACTGGCGCTCGGATCACCCTTTGTTGCAGGCCATCGCGTCTCTCTCCCGCCCCACGCAATCGAGCGGGGAGGCGGTTGCGCTTCGTATCGGCTGGTGGAACGACATGCGCCAGCGCGGCGTCAGCCAGGACGTGGCAATCCAGAAGATCATGGGCGCCCTCGCCTCGTTCCCCGCACCCCTCCCGGCAGAGCGTGAAGTCGATGGGGAGGCGTCGGTTGGTGTCGAGGTGCGTCAGATCGAAACCGTCACAGGCGACTTTATGCAGGAGCCGGGCGAACCGTTCTGGCGGATCGAGATCAACGGCTATTGCGCAGAATTTGATAGCGAGTTGGCGGCCAAGAACTTCGCGGATCAGATCAACGCCCTCTCCGCACCCGCCCAGCCAGTCAGCGCGGATACGCAGGCGAAATCCATCATCGCCAATCTCGCGGCGGTCGTTCGGGTGCAAAACGGAAACAAGCATGAGGACATCAACGGCCTTTTGAAAACTGCCGATGATTTCCTAGCCGCCCAGCCAGTCAGCGAGCAGGGGGCGGGGGAGGGAAGCCCGCCATATCGCGTCGACACTAAGGCAGTCGTCACCATCATTGACGATCTGCTGCCTCAACCTGCGAAGGAGAATTTATGTACCCAATGACCGCAAGACAGATCGAGCGCATCAAGGACGCTCAGAATGAGGCCCGACGCTTCATTGCCAAGGCCGACGCCGCAATCAAGACGCTGCGTGATGCGCAGTATCCCGACACCCGCGCCACTGCTGCTGCCAAGCGTGCCAGCATGGACCTGACCCGCGCCCTCGTCGGCGTGAGAAAGTCGCCCTACAATGACTAGCAACAACACGCCGCCTGAAACGCTGGAGCCAAGCCAAGAGGCGAGGGAAGCAGCCGGCGCTTGGCTCCGCGATATGGACGGCCAACAAGTACAGCACATCCTCGATGGCATGGAGGATGATTGCTCGCTGGTCCAAGCCTTCGCTCGCTTTGAAAAGGCCCTCCGCGCATCAACCGATGCTGCCGAGCCTGTCCCTTCGCATGAAGTTGACGCGGACGGGAAGCCGACCGAAGATAGCGACCCGTGGTTTCAACTTGGCTGGCACAAAGAACGGCTAGCGGCGGCGGAAACCGAGTTGGCGACGTGGAAAGAGCGGGCCATGTCATTGCGTCTTTCCAATGGCGCTGCCGAGCCTGTGCTGCGCGAAGCCTGCGAAGGCATAGCTGACGACTATATGACAAGCGAGGCTCATCATCCCGGTTACGTGCTGATCCCGACTGCCAAGTTTGAGCAGATAGTAGCCGCTACCGAACGCGCAAAGGAAATCGTTCCGCCTCACTATGTCAATTGGCACCATGATGCCGACAAAGCACTCGCAACCGGCAACGGTGGGGATACCCATAGCCCCGACTGTGGCTGCACTCTTTGCCGCGCCGGTGCGTTGGTAGATCACGCGAAAGAGTCGGCCCGGATACAGTCGCATCGCAACGGTGGGGAGGGGCGGTCGTGAGCGGGCTACGCTGCCAATCCCGATGCTTCAGCCCATTCTCTTGTCGCGATTGGGGTTATTGCCGGCAACGCAACATTGACGCTGGCGGGATGAAGAACGTCACGCCTGAAATGCAACGTCAATGGCGTTCAGCAGATGCCCTCGCGTCGAAGCCGGGCGGGGAGGGTGACGATGGGGAGTGAGGACATTCTGCGCCCGATGTCGGAAGCGCCGAAGGATCGCAGCTATATCTTGGCGCAGTTCTATCAGCCTGATCCTGAGTACAACAGCCACGCTTGGCATGGCCGCACCTTCGCCATCCGGCACGAAGGGTACACCGAGCCATCGGGCTATGACATGGGCTGGTCTTTATTCCCCGGCTACGGCGGGTGCAGCGATCGCATGTTCAGCGGATGGATGCCCATTCCAGAAGCCCTCCGCACCACCCCTGAGACAGGACGGGAAGAATGAGCGAGGAACTGCCTTTGGCCGTGGCAATAGTGCTTGAACGATCCGTCATCACCTTTGGCGGCGTCGAACAGACGAAGTTGCCTGAACAATCCGCCAATATGATCCGCGCCCTCTCTGCTGAGGTGGAGGCGTTGCGAGCTTTCTACCAAGCGGTTCATGACATGACGTGCGTATGGGCGGACACTGATCGGCCATCCAGCATTTGCCCGCACCGCAGGGACGAAGCTGAGGATGACGACGAAGAGGACTTGTGGGACAACTTCGTCGCCACGCGCGCTCGCGTTAAGGCCCTCCTCAACAAGGAACCCGCGCGATGAAGATGGTGGATAGCATTAAAGCCGCCGCTCTGGTCGCCTACATAGAGCATGGCGGCTCGGCTGACATCATGGAGCATCTGACGCATGGTGACGGGCGCAACGTGCCTCCGAACGCAATCGGCAAGATGATCGAAGCCGCCCTCCGCGCCCTTGAAGTGCCGACCATGGAAATGCTCAACGCTGCCACCGATGCAACAGGCGCAGGCAGCGATATGTCGTGGTCGAACAGGTCGCCTCAAACCATGTTCGAGCAAGCTTGGTCCGCCATGATCGCTGCGGCGAGGGAGGAGTAGGGATGGGGAGGCTTGCTCCTTTCTGGCCGCGGATGATGAAGCGCGGCACCGCTTGCGCCTATCTGGACCTGTCGGCCGCGGAACTGGAGCGAGAGATCGCCGCGGGGCGATTGCCGCACCCGGTGATGCTGGGCAACGCAGAGCATTGGAGCCGCAGCGAACTGGACGAATATGTCGATCGGCTTACCGGCGTTCGTGCTGCCAATGACTGGCGCAAGGGGAGCCCGCTTTACAATGGGTAGGAAATCCCGCGCCGGCGTGCCCTACGTCAAAACGAGCACCAGCAAAGGCAAGCGCTACTGGTATTTCGACACCGGGACGCTCGACGCCCGCGGCAAGAAGGTGTTTGCGGCGCTTCCTGACATTGCCGACAAGGCAGCATTCGGTGCGGCATATTCCGCCATGATGGGGCATCGCACCCGCCGATCCAATGCCGCCGCGGTTATTACCGTCGCCTCCATGATCGGACTATACCGCAAGGGTCGCGACTACACCAACCTGTCAGACGGCTCGCAGCGCACCTACGACATCTATCTGAACGAGCTGGAACGCCTGATGGGCATGGCTCCCGCGGCGGAGGTGACACGCGCCGATGTCGTGCTGATGGTGGACAAAAGGGCCGACAAGCCCGGTGCTGCCAACATGCTGCTCAAGGTGACGCGGGCACTATTCAAGTGGGCGCGTGGCCGCGGGCATGTGACCGTCGATCCATGCGCAGACATAGACCTAAACGAGCTGGGAGAGCATCTGCCGTGGCCCGAGGCATTGTTGGTACAGGCGCTCGCAGCCGAGGACGAACGAGTCTGCCTAGCGGTCCACCTGCTCTACTACACTGCCCAGCGGATCGGTGATGTATGCTCGCTCAAATTCTCGGACATCCGCGACGGCAAAATACATTTGAAGCAGCAGAAAACCGAAAAGGAACTGGAGATACCGGCCCATACTCGATTGCAGGCACAACTGAATCGGACGCCGCGGCAGATCGGCCCGATCATCATTGGGGCGGACGGATCGGCCATGAACGCCAAGGCGCTGCGCCGGATAATCCAGATGTGGGCAAAGGATCGCGGGGCGAAGATCGTTCCCCATGGGCTGCGCAAAAATGCCGTCATCGCTCTACTGGAGGCGGGATGCACCGTGGCCCAAACGGCATCGATTAGCGGACAGACATTGCAGCTTGTCGAGTATTATTCCCGTCAGCGCGACCAGCGGAAACTGGCGGCCGACGCGATGAGAATATGGGAAGGGCACAAAGCGTGA